GCCGCTTGGTACTTTGCAGGGGTATCTGGGATACCGACTTTGGGCTTAACCGGGGTGATATCATAATCACCCCAGCAATCCGCGCCGCATGACTCTCGGAAGGAACCCTTGAAGAAACTTTTCTTCTTGTTGACCTTTAATCCGAGGTTGTTCAAACGGCGAACGGTATCCTCATGCGCAGCTAAGGGAACGATGATATCGTCCCCGAAGACGCGAACCTTACCTTCCATACTCAGTATAGTCCTCCTGTCATAAGCCCCCGCAGATGCGAGAGCTACAGTCAGAAAGAAAAGGGACTGAATGGGGAAGGTGAGTGCAGAACCCATCGTTGAGAACTTCCTGATTGAGGTAGTACCCCGACCAGTTAGTGTATCAACGATCTTCTGGGTTCGGACGTGCATCATAGCTTCCAGTAAGGAAGGGTGCCGATTGAACAAGCGTTCAATATGCACACATGAGACACGATCGGACGCAGAGGAGAGATCGATAGTCGAAAGACTACGATCTCGGGCTGCTAGTGCCACCAAGCGCTGAGATAGCGCCTGATTGCATGGATCGAAAAATCTTCCAACAACAGACTTCCGGAAATGGAAGTCTAGGAAGGTCTTGATCTTCTGCTGGCACCACTGGTGCTCGAGCGGTTCCGAGGCGATAAGACGAGGAGTCTTTGCCGTCTTTGGAACCTGGAGGAGTTTTGACTTGGGCTCATCATTTAAGATGGGAACCGCAAGCAAGTCCCCTCCCGCGCACCAATCGAACGGGAATAACCGTTCGAGCGAGTCTGACCAGTTCGGGAAGCTGTACTTATAGCCTCCCGAGCGAAGGTTAGACACCGCACCGGGTCCGTGCTTAAAGAATCCAGTGTCAGGGGTATCTTCAGACATACTGTCGAAGATTGGAATCCCTGACACGAGAATCTTAGAGACCTTATCCAGTCTCCGAAGGAAGTCCCTGTCGCCCACGAATGCTCCAGCCGAGCCGTAAAACAGCTCGAAAGAAGTATCGTGGTAGCCAGTAATGTCCCTACCAACCCAATCAAGGGTCGGATTCGGGATGTTGTCCTCGATGTCATAAAACTCCTCCACTGCCGCAGTGATGCGTGCAGAGGAGCACTCGACTTCAAGCTTCTTCCATAAGGAAGAGAGCTGTCGGATCGAGAGCATGGCTTCAGGGGATGGATCCTTCAATAAGCATCCAGACTCATCACAAACTAGTCTCCACAAATCCCACAAAAATGCGGGGCGGAGATCCGAACGAGAACGACGGGCGCAGAAGTGCCCCTCGAACACTACCTTCCCCTCTTCCAGAAGGGAGAGGAGGATGGTATCAAGGTTCGGAAGGTCAAGGGTAAAACACCCAAGACCCCTAGT